TGGCGAGTTCTCCACCTACTTCACGGATGCGGACGCTATTACAACGATGATGGACACGCTGGCAGATTACGCTATGGGTATGTCTGGCGGCGGTGCATTGGATTCCACGGCGTTAGTCGATTACGCAACGGGTTTGGGCAAGATGATGTCCGGCGCGTATGATGCGATGACCAAAAAGGGCTTTGAAGTCACGGATGTTCAGAAAGCAATTATTGAGGGAACGGCAACGCAAGCACAAATCACACAGGAGTTAGGCGCAGAATACGCCAATATGTCCAGTGATATGCAGGCGGCGGCTACCATTTCCGAAATAATTGAAGAATCTTGGGCGGGCTTATATGAGAATATGAGCAACACCCCGGATGGAAAGATCATCCAGATGACAAACGCTTGGGGCGATATGGAAGAGATGATCGGCGGGCGGCTGTACCCTTGTGTACTGCTTTTCGTTGATGCCGTTAATAGTAACTGGCCTACCATCGAAACCGTTGTACAGGGCATTACAGGCGGCTTACAGGTTATGCTTACTGTCCTTTCGTGGATTGCACAGGGCGCGCTTACTGTCGCTGACGTTGTAGCTAACAACTGGTCGTGGATTTCTCCGATCATTGGCGGCGTAACAGCGGCATTGATGGCCTATTACGGTTCGCGGCTGGCGGTGAACGCTGTTGACATGATCGGCAACGGTATTCACCTTGCAACGGCGGCGGTAATGATGATACACGCGGCGGCAACTGGTACGCTGACAGCCGCCACAGCCGCAGAAATCGCGGCACAGAACGGCTTAAACGGTGCGTTGCTGGCTTGTCCTATCACATGGATTGTCATGGGCGTTATCGCCCTTATAGCCGTGCTTTTGGCGGTTACAAACGCAATCGCACAGGTAACGGGCGTTACACAGTCCGGCGTTGGTATTATCACGGGTGTTATCGCCGTAGGCGGTGCGTTCATCCTGAATACCATTATTTCCCTGATAAACAGCGTTATCACGCTGGGCGTGAGTTTTTGGAATATGCTTGCCAATTTTGCGGCGGCTTTCGGTCTGATCTTCAATGATCCCATCGCCGCGATTGAAGTTATGTTCCTGTCGCTGTTTAACTTCATCGTGTCTATCGTATCTTCGGCGGCGGGCATTCTTGATACTATCTTTGGTTCTGATCTGCAAAGCGCAGTTCAAGGATTTCAAGATAAGATTCAAGCCCAAATTAACACCACTGTTGAGAACGCCGGGGGCGACAAGCCGAAAACGCTTGATCCGTCTGATTACACTATGAATCGCATTTCCTATGGGGATGCGTTCAGTATGGGTGCGGATTTTGGAGATGGCGTTGTTGGTGGAATTTCCGACTTTTTCAACAAAACTTTCAACATGGATTCCATTGCACCCTCTGTTGATCTTAGCGATTACACAGCGGGCATTGGTGACGGTGTGAAAGATATAGCCGGAAACACCGGGGCAATTAAAAATTCTCTGGATATTACGGATGAAGATTTGAAGTATTTGAGAGATATTGCCGAACAGGAAGTAATCAACCGCTTCACGACTGCTGAAGTGAAAATTGATATGTCTGGCATGAACAACAACATTTCCAACGGTATGGATTTGGATGGCGTTGTTTCTGTTATGGCAGAGGGTGTAGCTGAAGCAATCGACACAGCCGCCGAGGGGGTGCATGAGTAAATGAGCAATGGCTATATGGTTTTCCTGAAGTATTGTTTACTGCCCGTCACCCCTAGCAAGATCACCACAAAAATCAACAACGCCAACAAAACAATCACCTTGATTGATGAGGGGCAAGTCAACCTGTTAAAGAAAGCAGAGTTGACCGATGTTGAATTTGAGTGCATGATCCCGCAAACCAACTATCCGTTTGCTCTGTACAAATCGGGCTTTCTGGGAGCAAGTTTCTTTCTTGCCTACTTTGAACGCCTGAAAACAAGTAAAAAACCGTTTCAGTTCATCGTTGTTCGGATGAAGCCGAACGGACGGATTTTGTTCTCTACTAACCTCAAAGTGACGCTTGAAGATTATACCATCGTTGAGGATGCCGGACAGGGCTTAGATTTGACGGTGAAAATCAATCTGAAGCAATGGCGAGATTACAGAACAAAACTTGTGAATATTCAAGAAAACGATGATTCCACCATCACAGCCACGGTACAGGCTACGAGATCGGTAGAAACCGCCCCCACGCCTACCGCTGGGCAGACTTACACTGTAAAATCTGGCGATTCTCTTTGCGCTATTGCAAAGAAGTATTACGGTAGCAGTAGCAAGTATACAGATATTTACAACGCCAACAAGTCCGTTATCGGCGGCAATCCGAACTTAATCAAGCCCGGTCAAGTCCTGACTTTGCCGGAATCTAGCTAAAAGGGGTGCTTTTGTGAACGTAGAATTTATGATTACTGATCCGAAAAGCGGGCAGAACTATTTCCCCGCTGTTCAAGAGGGTATCACATGGACTACGGAACGTAGAAGCAACCCCGGCAAGCTGGAATTTACCATTGTACGGGATGAGATCATCAAGTTTACCGAGGGCTCGCCCGTCCGCTTAAAGGTGGATGGCAAGCCCGTTTTCTTTGGCTTTGCCTTTACACAGAAAGGAAGTAAGGATGAACTTGTCAAGATCACCGCCTACGATCAGTTGCGGTATCTGAAAAATAAGGATACTTATGTTTATAAAAACAAAACTGCATCTGACTTTATAAAAATGGTAGGTGCAGACTTCAACTTGAATTTGGGAAGTATCGCGGATACGGGTTATAAAATCCCCTCAAGGGTGGAAGATAATACTTCACTTTTTGAAATGATTGAAAACGCCCTTGATCTCACCATGCAGAACACAAAGCAAATGTTCGTTCTGTATGACGATTTTGGAAAGCTGACCCTCAAAAATCTTTCTGATATGCGCGTTGGTGAACAAGGCGCATATTTTATGATTGATGAAGTGACGGGCGAAAATTTTGAATATACGGCAAGCATTGACAATAGCACCTATAACAAAATTAAGCTGACCTATGAAAATGAATCCACTGGCAAGCGGGATGTTTACATTGCGCAGGACAGCGGACACATTAACGAATGGGGCGTTTTACAGTATTACGATACTTTATCCAAAGGCGAAAACGGGCAATCGAAAGCGGACGCACTTTTGAAGTTATACAATCAAAAAACCCGAAACTTGAAGATTCAGAACGCCTTTGGTGATCCTAGAGTAAGAGCGGGGAGCATGATTATTGTAAATCTGGATTTGGACGATATGAAAGTGAAAAACTTTATGCTTGTGGAGCGGGCAACCCACACTTTTAAGCTGGATGAACATTCTATGACCCTAACGCTTCGAGGGGGTGAATTTGTTGCCTGATTATACTGCACTCTTACGAGAAATCAAAAGAGCCGCAAAAGAAGTATATGAAGCGTCCAAACCTACACAAGTTTGTTATGGTGAGGTTACAAGCGATTCACCCTTGAAAATTCAAGTAGATCAAAAGCTGGTTTTGGAAGAAGAACAGCTTGTGTTGTGCCGGAATGTCACCGATTATGAATGCGATGTTGAATTTTCGTTGAAAACCGAAAAATTACAGCACAATCATACAGGCGTACACGGCCCAACTCAACCTGTTACTTTGCAATACAAGGTCAAAAACAAGAAGAAAATGAAAGTCTATAACGCTCTGAAAAAGGGTGACGCGGTTTTGCTGATCCGGGAGCAAGGCGGACAGAAGTACATTGTGATTGACCGTATCAAGCCAATTCCAGAGGTGAAAGGTGAGTGGGTATAATGATTCCGTCAACTACTGGATTTCTGGATAAGGATTTTGAGATCACCCAACAGCCTACCTATACCCACCTAATGCAACTTGACAACAAGGTGATTCGTGGGTACACGGACGGTCAAGAAGCAATGCGGCAAGCTATTTTTAAGATTCTGCAAACCGAACGCTATCAATACGTTATCTATTCGTGGAATTACGGCATTGAAACGATTGATCTATACGGACAGCCCGTTGCATGGGTATGCCCTGAATTGGAGCGCAGAATCACGGAAGCCCTCACTTGTGATGATCGGATCACAAGCGTTTCGGACTTTGATTTTGACACGTCCAAAAAAGGTGTGGCGCATTGCACCTTTACCGCCCATACCATCTTTGGAGATGTTCAGGCAGAAAGAGAGGTGAATTTTTGATGTATGAGGGCGAAACCCATGAAGTAATTCTTGATCGGATGCTCAAACGAGTATCTGACAAGTTCGACAAACGCGAGGGTTCTATTTTGTGGGACACCCATTCCCCTACGGCGTTTGAATTTCAGCTTTTGTATATCGAACTTGACACGATTTTGCGTGAAGCATACGGCGACACGGCAAGCCGTGAATTTCTGATCCGCCGTTGCAAAGAACGCGGCATTGCCCCGGATGAAGCAACCCACGCAATCTTAAAAGGCGAATTTACCCCGAAAAACATTGACGTTACGGGAAAACGGTTCAATATTAGTTCACTTAATTTCAAAGTTGTTGAACAAATCGCGGACGGTGAATATAAGGTTGAGTGCGAAACCCCCGGCATTGTTGGCAACCAACAGTTGGGAACAATGATCCCGATTGAATACATTGAGGGTTTGGAAACTGCCGAACTTACGGGCGTTCTGATCCCCGGAGAGGATGAAGAAGATACTGAAGCCTTGCGCAAGCGGTACTTCGATTCTTTCAACGAAAAAGCGTTCGGCGGCAACGTGCAAGATTATCTTACTAAAACCAACAGCATTCCCGGCGTTGGTAGCACTAAGGTAACGCGGGTATGGAACAGCGATATTTCCCCCGCGTCCATGATCCCATCTGTCAAGGTGAAATCGTGGTATGAATCCACCATCAACACCCTTTCCGGGGATGCGGCGGACTGGTTGCGAACCGTTTACACAGCGGCGGCGGAAAAGAAGCTCACCACGGGCGGAACGGTGCTTCTCACGATCCTTAACTCTGACTATGGTATTGCATCAAGCACTCTACTTGAAACCGTCCAGAACACCATTGACCCGCCCGAAAACGCGGGTGATGGATACGGTTTAGCCCCTATTGGTCACGTTGTTTCGGTCAAAAGCGCGGATGCCGTACAGGTGCAAGTGAAAACCACGCTGACGTTTGATAGCGGTTATAGCTGGTCTAATCTGCAAAACTCCATCAACACGGCAATTTCTGATTACCTGTTAGAGTTGCGTAAATCGTGGGCTGATACGGCGTTCCTTGTGGTGCGTGTAAGTCAGATTGAAACAAGGCTCTTGAGTATCAAGGGCATTGTGGATATTGACAACACACGGATTAACGGAACGGCGGAAAATCTGGCCTTGGGGCGGTATGAAGTTCCCATGTTTGGGGGTGCAAGCGCATGATCCGCAATGTCGATCTTGTGTCTTATCTGCCGCCCATCATGGCAGAGTTTCAAGAATACCGGGCAACGCTGGAAGCAGAAAACCCGGAATTTGTTATCATCTGGAACGCAACGGATCAGGTTCTTCAAAATGAGTTCATCGCAACGGCGGATGAATACGGAATTAGCCGCTTTGAACAGATTTTGAACATCTTACCATCTAAGGAAGATACCCTTGAGAGCCGCCGTTCCAGAGTGCAAACGCGGTGGTTCAATACCATTCCTTACACGCTGAAAGCCCTGTTGGGTAAGCTGATCGCTTTATGTGGTGAAAACAATTTCACTGTTGTTAAGGACTACGATCATTACAAGATTTCCATTTTCACAGACCTTGAACTTTTCGGACAGGCTGAAGAACTGGATTTTACGCTTGACACCATGATCCCTTGCAACATGATCGTTGTTTCCCGGAACAACATTCCATGCAGTGCGAGCGGCTTTGCTCTGATTTGTGGCGGCGTATGCTTTGTGCAAAATTTCTTTATCACGAACGACTTTCAAGAAAGTCACTCTATCACAGGTGATACAAAAGTGGGCGGCGGTACGGTTGATGCGGCTTTCCAGTTTATCACCAACGACAGCGAGGAAAACCACGTTGTCAACGGTGGAGCGGGCTTTGGTGGCGCACCGATCAGCACCGAACACCTCTTTATTACGAATGACAGCACCGAAAACACCACAATAAGCGGCGCGGCTATTCATGGCGGTGGTTTGGTAAACAGCGTATCGGTGACGATCACGAACGATTTCAACGAAAAGTTTAATGTAAACAGCGATGCTTTGAACGGCGCGGGCGTTGTTTTCACTGAATTTAATGAAATGAACTAAAACAGAAAGGAAAAATCACTATGGCAGAATTTTCTAAGCTGGTTATTACGGCGAAAGGGCAGGCTTTGATCGCTAAGATGATCGCGGGCGTGGGTAACATTGAGTTTACCAAAGTTTCCGCGTCCAGCACCACCTACACCCTGTCGCAGTTGGAAGCCCTCACCGCCCTTTCCAACGTGAAGCAGACAAGCCTTATCTCCAAAAAGACGATCACGAACAATGTTGCTATCAAGCTGGAAGCGGCTTTCACCAATACCGATCTGACCGCTGGTTACAACATGAAAGCCCTTGGCCTGTACGCCAAAGACCCGGACGCGGGCGAAATCCTGTATGCTGTCACCATTGAAACTTCTGGTAACTGCTATATGCCGCCTTACAACGGGATCACCGTTTCCGGCGCATACATCCAGCTTGTTACTACCGTAGGCAACGCTGATAGTGTGAATCTGAAAGTTGACCCTGCCGCCGTTGCCACGATTGGCGATATTCAGGAACTGGAAGCAAAGATTGCTGATCTTCAGGCATTCGTAGGCTATACCGATGCCCACATTTACGGCGTTGAGGTAGATTTCAAGAACAAGAAGTTTACCAGACTGGCGGGCGCGTTTGGCAAGACTGGCGGACACGCCTTTGATTCGGTGCATTGCTTTGGCGGTCGCCGCCGTTGCAACGTCACGAATGACGGTAAGGTTGTAGCCTATTACGGCGAGGGTGCTTTCTCCACTACTGGCAAGCTGGCTCAGAGCGTCACTATTGAAAGCGGACAGTATGCGGGTACTTATGCCGCTGGTACTCCCGTACAGGTGATGGTGGAACAGCCCAAGTTCTATTACAAGGTCGTTCCGATGGAAACCGAAATTGTGACGGAAGGCGAGAACCACGGCCACTACACCCGCAAGATTCGCTATTACATCTGTGATGAGCCGGAAACCGGGTTCAAGGTGCATCCGGCTTTCATGGAGAACGGCAACGAGAACGACTATATCTATCTTGCCGCCTTTGAGGGTTCGCTTTGGGATTCGTCCGCAAGTGCTTACATTCTGGATGATGCACAGGTGGCGGACTTCTCCGCCGATATGCTTTCCAGTATCGCCGCTGTCAAGCCCATGTCCGGCCTTACCCAAAATCTGACCCGTGCCAATACCCGCAAGCTGGCAAACAATCGTGGCAAGGGCTGGGAACAGG